CACTTAATTATCTTATAGAAAGAACCGCAGGCATGGTACAAAAGCTAGCGTTAACGCCTGAGCATATTGAATATCTTATTCATCAGTATCAATTCACTCCTAATGATGGAGGTGCTAAAACTACGTACTTTAACAGTAATTTTAAAGGTAAAGACGCTAATTTAGCACTTCTTACAAGAGCTACTACAGTATTTAACGTTAATCCTGATGCAGATGTAAAAGCTGCTGAGATTGCATTTGATGATGAGATTGATGCAGTCTTTGAACAGTACGATGGCGATCCACCATCTACTGTAGTCTATGATTTGATGGCTAAACAACGAGATAACCAACTACTTAAAAATAAAGACTTTAGACCTAAGCTACTTAATGCTATGAATAGAGCTACAGTAACTGGTTCTAGTTTTGGTGAGTATCCAGATGCTGGTAAAAAATCACCTTATGATGGTGCAAAAGGTGATCTTGAAAGAGCTATCAAAGTAGATTTAGGTGCAGAAGTTGGTAAGGAGTCACTGACAAAACTACCATACGCTCAAACTCTAGAGATACAAGCCGCTATGGGAGACTTAAGATATAGAGCTGAACAGTTGGTACAAAAAGTTCCAAGTAAAACTTTAGAAGAAGCTATAGGCGATGTACTGCCAACAGTACAAAAAAATCTTTTAGCTGGTGGTTACGAGGACTTTTATAAAGCTCAGATTAATACTCAAGCAATAGACATACAGAATGATCGCACAGCATTGTCAAATGACCAGTCACTGATTAGTAATGAACAATACAATTCAGTACATGAAAAGTCTGCATTACAACAACTCAAACGTTATCTAATGTCTGGTGGCCCACGTCCAACATACTTTGACGAAGTTCTCAAGGGTGTTAAGATTACACAAGCTGACGGATCTCTTTTAAATGGTTTAGAGTATGGCATGGAAAGGCTTGCTGCAACAGGTGGTCTTGATGAAAAGACTGGTTTGTTAAACTACAAGAAAAACTACAACTTAACAAATGACGAAATAAATTCTATAAACTATAAGGCATCACCAACTAAGACTTACAACTTTATAAGTGGTAATCAAGAAGGTGCTGAAAAACTACTTAATGGTTTTGCTAAAGAACGTCAGATGAAAAGACGTAAGTTTTTTGGTGGTACAGAAACATTTACCCAGTCACAAGAAGAGTCAGATAATTATTTTTATAATCCAAATACAACCAGCCCGCTAATGGCAAAGATGGGTGGACTCACTAACAGAAGTATTGGACAAGTCTACAATTTAGCTAAGGCTGGATATACAGACTTTGGTAGATACGGATTTACAAGTGAAGAAATTATTACTGCTGTAGAAAGTGGTGCGTTTGCAGGCATGGGAGGTGCTAAGTTTACTGAAGACAATCAAAGTTATATGGTGTTATCACTTATTAGAAACAGAGCTAATAGATCTAACTCTATAAACGGTGCACAAACAGAAGCTAAAGATTGGCACAGGTTAATTAATTTAAGTTTAGAAGAACAGGAAGCTGTACTACAGATATTCCCTAACCTACGTGGTATGAAAAATAATCAGTTTCAAAACTTGCAAGCTGATGTAGCTGAGATAATTATAACCGAAGCAGAAAAGCTACGTAATGAGAAAGCAGCTAAGAAGAAGGCTGACGAAGAAGCTAGAAGGCTAAAGGCAGAACAAACCTTTAATCCAAATACACTATATAACTAAAAATGACGGACTCAAACAGATATTCTGATGTCCAAGTTGATGAAGAATACGTCGATTACTTAGGCGACGAAGCTGAACGACTTGCAGAAGAATACCAACAAGAGCAAGAGAGGCAAGAAGCTGCTGAACAAGAAGAGGCAGCGGCAACAGCTAAGGCTGATGCTGTACAGTATGACCCTCGTAATGCTGATACATGGGGTGCTAAGGCACTCATAAAAGAAGGTCAATCAATACTTTCTGGCGGTCTACAAGATACAGCATCCTCTATTGCCACATTTCCAGAGCGTACAATAGATGCGTTTTCTGGTGAAATGCAACGGCAAAGGGATTTGACAGGTGAGTATACACCTGACTTCACACCTTTTGGTGCATATGATAACCCCATCGAAACCAAAACATGGTGGGGTAAACAACTTAGAGGGCTAGTACACTTTGGTTCACTAGCTGTGGGTACAGTATTAGCTGCCAAAGGAGCAGCAGCTACAGGTCTAGTGTCTGTACCAGCCGGTCTTTTGACATTAATGAAAGGTAATCTTGTCAGAGGTGCAGCTGTAGGAGCTGTGTCTGACCTTATATCTAAAGAGTCAGATGAACAGAACGCCTTGGGTGCATTGCGTGACAGATATGGTTGGGTAGACACCCCAATATCTACAAAGGATACTGACCACCCTGTTATGATGAAAGTTAAAAACATCGTAGAGGGTATGGGTATAGGCCTAGTATTTGATGGACTTGCCTATACACTAAAGAAAGGTAGTAAAGAAGCTATAGATCAGATTACAGCTAGAAACAAAAGCTTAAAAGATCAAACAGTACAGGCTGGTGTTGCACAACTAAGAGAAGGAGAGGTAGAGTTTAGAGCAGATAAAAACGCACCTATATCTCAACCACATCAAGGAGCACACATAACAGAAGTAGAACCACAGAAAGCTCGTGAGCAGTTGTCAAAGACACGTACTCAGTGGGGCTCAGAGGAGGGTTCAGCTGGTTCTGTTACAACACCCGTAGAACGAGAAAGAATAGCCTTAAAAGGCGGTACAGACGACGCACAGGTCGAAAGAATCTTGCGTGGTTTGTTGAGCGAAAATAAATTTGCAAAAGAACTAGAAGCTGCAAAAGGTGATAGAAAAAAACTAGCTGCTACATACAGAGAAGCTATCGAAGCACATCAACGTATTACACAGGGTAGAAACCCTATTGATATGTCACCACAAGAATACCTCAAAGAGTTGTTTGAAACTAACGATGTGATTGATGGTATCGAAAACTGGACTGCTAAAAATGTAGTTGTTGCTGATCTTGTTGTTGGTACACTACTAAAACAGCTACGAGATCTAGGCACAGCTGGTAGAGAAATAGCTGACCTTGTAGACTTACAGGATATAGATGGCCCAGCTAAACAGATTGTAGATACTATGCTGACTGCGTTATACCAAACAAAGAAAGCAAGATTCATTAAGTCTGATTCTTTCAGAGCATTAGGTGCTGGTAAAGCTAGAAAGCAGGCTCTAGATGAAGTACTAAAGCAAAGCACAGAAGACGCAAAAGAGTCTATTATGTCTATTCTTAAGATAGCAAAAGATGACCCTGATGACAACTTACTTAACGCTTTGTTTGAAGCATTTTCTATGATGGAGAATGTCAATACTCTAGACGACTTTGACAAGTGGGCTAGAACAGTTATAAAAGGTGGTAAGTTAGATCCTAATGGTGTAAGCAGAACAGGTGCTCTTATTCGTGAGCTAGAAGGTGTCATGACTCATAGTGTTCTATCTGGACCTAAAACACCAGTCCGAGCAATCATGGGTACATCTACTGCTACATTCTTACGCCCTTTGTCTACAGCTATAGGTGCTGCACTTAGATACCCATTAAGTGGTGATGCGTCTACACTTAGAGCTAGTCTTGCAGCTGTTAACGGTATGATAGAAGCTATACCTGAGTCCTTTACATTGTTTAGATCAAGGCTAAACTCATATTGGAAGGGTGATATAAGACAGGTAAGAACACGTTTTAGTGACTATACACGTGGAGATGATAACTGGGAGTTACTACGTCGTTGGGCAGAAGACAGCGGTAGAGCCACACCCGGAGAGACTGCTGCGTTTCGTTTAGCTAATTTAGCAAGACAAGCTAACAATAGTAACTTGTTGACATACTCGACTAAGCTCATGGCAGCAACTGACGATGCCTTTGGATATATCTTAGGACGAGCAAAGATGCGTGAGAAAGCTATGCGTAGAGTCCTAGACATGCAAGGTAATGGTATTGAGTTGCCAGTAATTAACAAGGACTTAATGAAGGCATACGAAGATGACTTTTACTCACAAGTCTTTGACGCTAACGGTAATATTATAGACGAAGCTACACAGTTTGCACGTAAAGAAGTGACACTGACACAAGAACTTACAGGCTTTGCCAAAGGTCTTAACGATGTGTTTACTGCTGCACCCTTAGCCAAACCATTCTTTTTGTTTGCTAGAACTCC